AAGATTCAACATTGTGGGACACGGTGAAGATTCGCATTTGGGCAAAAGATGGCGAAGGTTGGGGAGGAAACTACGGAACGGAAATCAAAGAAGTCGCTTTCAAAGCAAAACTAGACGGAAGCACCGAATGGACAGACCTAACTAACCTGCTCACTAACCCGTACTTCAATTCGATCAACAGCAACTCCCCACCGAACGGTTGGTCTTCTAATGCTTCTTGGGACACCTGTCAGGGTTTGACTTCTTCTACCTTGTGTGGATTTGTGCAAAACACTTGGAGTTGGGCAACTCCTGCTACCACCACAACTACCACCACAACGACTACTAGCACAACTACTACAACGATTCCTCAAACAATTGGTCCACCTATGAATTTGACTGGAGAAGTCACTTCTGACGGTGTTTATCTTGATTGGGATGCTCCTAATGTTGGTAATGTTGAACCGGAGCGGTATGCGATTTCTTTTAGAATACCGCCAGATGCTGGCTGGGGTGTTGCTACAGGTAATGTAGGTGATGAAAATGCCTTAAATACTGACTACACCTTGCCGTTTAGTTTATTTGAAAGCACTGGTGGCTTAGGAGAGTCATACGTCTTTGATGTCCGTGCGGATAATGATACAATGGGTATATACTCTGGGTGGTCTACACAGGTCACTCTTTTGGTAGAAGAGGTAACGCCATCAACCACAACAACGTCCACAACTACAACATCCACGACAACAACGGTTCCCCCAACTACAACCGCCCCCACTACCACGACAACCACCACATCGTCTACAACGACGACGATACCCGTCACCACAACTACGTCAACAACGACCTCGACGAGTACATCCACAACGACCGTGCCGGAGACCACGACAACCACTACAACGACGAGTACAACGACAACAGTCCCGCCTACCACAACGTCCACCACTTCCCCTCCAACTACAACTACCACTACATCGTTGCCACCGACAACAACGTCAACGTCTACAACCACCACGACTGTCCCGCCTGCAACAACTACAACTAGTTCGCCCCCTACCACTACCCCTACGCCGCCCACGACAACTGTGCCGGTGTTCGAAGATCCTGATGATGCGGCTGTAGCGGAAGAACTGGAAGATTTAGGTTTAGATGTATCACCTGAGCAGGTTAAAGAGATTGATGAAGCTGAAATTAAAGTTGTTGAAGAACTTGATACGATAAGCAAAGAGCTGGCGGAAGAATATATTGACGTTATTGACGGTGATGTAACTGTTGACGATATTAAAAATCTGGTTGAAGACGATAATTTTAACGATATCCCAGATGATGCAAAGCAAACGCTTGTTGTTGCTTTGAATGAAGTAGATGATGAAGTTAAAAGCGAATTTGAAGACGCTGTAAATATCTTTGAAGATGAGAACTATAACGATTATGTTGCTGCTGGTTCCGCTATCACGACGGAAGATCGTCGTACAGTTGTTGCAGCAACGGCTGCTGTAGCAGCCACGGCTGGCGCTGCTGCCGGTCCTTCTGGTCCTAAAACATCTGGAGGCTCAGGGGGAGGTGGCGGAGGAGGCTCTGATGGCCCACGTAAGCGTGGAGGTTCATCAAGGAGGTCTAGATGATTAAGAGAGCTTTGAAAAGAGTTTTGAAAGAGAGTTATTCATTAGCTTGGACTCTTGCTGGTACTGGCTTGGTTTTAATTACTTTGTCAGGACAGACTAGGGAATGGGGTATATGGATAAGCCTTGGTGCGCTTGCAATACATTTGCTTGCGGTTATTCTAATATCAGAAGACGAGTTGTAGCCATATACCTCTAATCGTTTTTTAGGTATAATGGTATTATAAAAGTAAGCACTTTTTGGTGCTGAATGGAGATTTAAATGGATGACGTAAAAATTGATACATCAAAAACTCTTACGCTGACTCTTCCGTCTGATGCTGATTCTAATAATGTGACGGTTGTGTTGACGCATGAGTTTGGTGATGTTGTGCAGTCTTCAACTGCTGCAACAAGGTCGTCTGAAGGGGTTTATACGATTACTTTTGGGCAGCAAAATTCCGGTATTTATACTTTAAACTCTGCCGGTAAGCACAGAGCAGACTTCACGTATTCGATTAGCGGTACTGAGTACACCCAGTCTCAGTATATTAATGCTTATACCCCGTATATCAGCTGGGCTGAGTTTCTAGCTAATCATAGTGATTTGAGCGGGTTCGCTGCTCAGTTTGATTATTTTGAGAAGAGAGCCAGAAATATTATTGATACTTATTGCGGTCAGTCGTTTGAGTATTATCCAAACAAGAGTTTTACTTTAGATGGCGGTAATCACAAGAATCTACATTTGCCTATTCCTATTGCTACTTTGAGAAAAGTGACATTTAATCCTGGTGACTCTGATGCAGAAGTTATTCACGATTACTCAGACTCAAGTCTTACAAATATTGAAAAAGTCAGACAGCCTTTTAATTTTGAAGCTTCTTATTACCTTCGATTTAAAGCAAATGTTGTCCAGACTAATACTTCTAGGATTCTTGGTAAGACTTTTAAGCAGCATTCTGATTACAAAATTGAAGGCGATTTTGGTTGGAGATATGTGCCTCTGAATATCAAACAGGCTGCTGATTTGATTATTACTGATTTGATGAATGATGATTCTGAGTATCGTAGACACGGAATCACTTCGGTGGATATGGATACGATTAGGTTCACCATGACTCCTAACTTCTACGACAGCACAGGGAACATCGAGGCTGATGTGTTGCTAACTGACTACACATTATTTGTGATGGACTATGTTACATAATGGCTTACAGAACTTTTCTAAGATTTCCACAGAAGTTGGATGTTTACAGCAGAACTGTAACTGACAATGCTGCCGGTCAGAAGATTGCATCGTGGTCGGTAAGTCAAACATCGGTTCCTTGTTCTTTTCAGCCTATCTCGTCAGAGAGGAGGCTTGCTCCGTATACAGACAATGTTGAAGAGTACGAAGTCATTATTCCTCACACTTACGCTTCATATTTTGAATATGGATACCGTGTTCAAGATATTAAAGATAGATATGGCACAACGCTGACAGCCGGTCCATTTGAAGTCACTGACATTGTACGCAGACCAGGTTTTAATAGTAAACTGAGTCACATTCTTGTAAGACTCAGGCTTGTTGTGGAGGTGGGTTCATAATGGCTGCTCGTTCTTTTTCTATAGAGTTCTCTGAAAGAAGGGTTAATGACATGTACCGTCTTGCTGAAAACGTTGCTAAGTATCCCAACAGGATTCATAGAGCGAGAGCGATTGCTGCTGAAAAGACTAAAGCGGACTTTAAGGCTAAACTTATAAGAAACTATAGTAAAGGTAGACCTAAAGCGTACATGTATGCTGATGACAGAGTTATTCCTGTTGATGTTACGCACGGTAGAAGTAGAAGCACTATTAATATTAAAATTCTCAAAGCTAAAGTTACTTCTGGGAATAAAATTGATGAGAAGGATAAGGTAAATAAAGCTAGAATGGATGTCAATATTAGAATGTACGGTAGGAAACGGTATTCTGCAAAAGCACGTAACGGTAGTGTATATGATCTGAGTCAGAACCCTCATTCTTCTGCAAGGAATTATCCTCAGTTGCTGAGATCGTTTAAAGTTCCTGCTAAATCAAGAGATAATACTTTCTATAATTTTATTAAGTATGAACCAATAAAACTAATGCGTAAGAATTTAAGAGAGCAACTTGCTAAAGAAGGCTTTGGTGTCAGGGGTGGTGTGACTGGTATTAGAGGGGATATCACTGCTGATCAAGCAACTTCAAGCACTTCTAAATACATTAAGGACGGATCGAGGTAATTATGGCTATTTCAACATTAGCAGTTTATGATATTAACACTTTTATAAAAGCAGACTCTAGCCTTCAGACTATTGCTGGAAAGCAAATGAATATCTTTCCTATCATTGGACCAGGTAGTGAGACTGCTCCGTTTCTGGTTTACTATGTAAGCCCCTCTGTTCCTAGTGTTGAATCTTGGTGGAATAGATATGATGTTGTTTCTTATGTTTTGTATGACACAGACATCAACAGACTCTATCAGATTGGTGAGCGTTTAATCGAGATGCTTTCTAAAGGAGATGCGATTTCGGAAAGCGGTGGCGCTAATGGAACGGACACTAGAATCTTTTCGACTATCTTTAATGGTGCCGAGGTCGCAGAGGCTATTGAAAGAGATGGCTGGTTTACGATGAATTTAGATTTTACAATCTACTATGTACCCCAGTGATGTGGTATTATAAAAAGATATGAAGTATACTACTATTACATACGTAGGAAGGTCTGGTGGAGGCTTCTTTGCTAGAGTCGGAAAAACGGTTTACGAATTTGAATGGCAAAAGGGTGTCGCAATCGGGAAGAAGCCCGGTGAGATTAGACCAGAACACGTAAAAAAGATCGCTAAATGGCGTGACAAAAAGGGCAAAAGAATTTTTGTTCTTGAATAGGAGGATTAAAAATGCCAGGTTCAGGCTCAGTTACTACCGCAAATATTGTTGTGGGTGAGGCAGAAGTCAAGGTAGGCGCATCGAACACTTCGATGACTAACTCGGACTTCGACAGCCTCTCATCTGTCGGCGCTACTCAAGAAGGTGTTGAAATTTCTTGGGAGCCAGACATGGTTGACATTGAAGTTGACCAATATGGAGATGCCGCTAAGGTTATCCAGTCAAAGGTTAAGGTTATGCTTAAGACGACGCTCGCAGAAGCCACTCTTAACAACCTCGCAATCGCTTGGTCATACGATCAGGACGATGATGGTGCCGATGTTCTTGTGAACAACGACGGCGCTGACACAAAGACTTTCATGTTCGGTGTGCAGAATGTTTACCCATACGAGAAGGCTGTCCAGATTGTCGGTAACGCACCGGGTTCAAATGCCTCAAGCACTCGTACCCGTAAGTTCAACACTAAGCGTGCAATTTCGTTTGAATCATCAAGCATTTCGATGAAGCGTGCAGAGGCAACGACCTTTGCTGTTTCATTCCGCATCCTGCCTGTCTCAGCTGACACCAGCTACGAGTATGGCAAGATTATTGACGAAACTGCCTGATAAAAAACTTAATATAGTTCACTGGGAAACCCTTGGGTATGGTATAATTCATATCCGAGGGTTTTCCTCGTTATATGACATTTAAGGAGAAAAATGGCACAGAATAAAGACCTCAATGCAGGTGTGGATATTGTATTTGCGGATGGCAAGACTAGGAATATTAAGCCGCTTACTATTCGTCAACTTCGTAAGTTTATGAAGGTTGCGAATGAACTTAAGACCGACGATACAGACATGACTGATGAGGATATTGACAAGATGGTTGAGGCAGCTGGAATTGCTCTTGCAAAGATTGATCCAGAACTTGCAGAGGACGCAGATGCGCTGGAGGACATTCTTGACCTTCGCTGCTTTAGCGAACTTATGGCTGCTGCTATGGGTAGCGACCCAAACATCTGATGGAGGGGGACTCCCCCTCTCAGGGTGAGCCTTTAAGTTGGGAAGATATCCCTCTCCTAAAATATGAATGCGAGTTGCTGGTTAGATCCGGAGCCTGGAAGAGCCTTTTGGAGTTAGAAGAAAGTCTAACTTTAGATGAGCTCTTCTTGCTGTATCGTGCGGCAAATAATGATGTCTCTATGCAACTGAAGGTGGCTGCTGCTGCGCAGGGTGCAGAAGTTGATTGGGATGATGATTGGTATGATCCTGAGCCGCCTAAACCTCCTGAGGTTTTGGAAGGTGGAGATCTAAGATTTATACCGATTGGACTGGGGTATGAGTCCTAGGATTATTGCTTTATTTGTAATAAAATGCGATAATTGATATGGTGAACTATGGCTGACGAAAATATTAGGCTGAATGTAGTTGTAGACGGCGAAGAGCAGTTAAAACAGCTGTCATCAAGTCTTAAGAATGTTGCATTCAACATGTCCGGCCTTGGTCGCCTGACCAAGAATCTTGATGCTCAACAGAGAGGCTTGAACAAGGCTCTTGGTAATGCTGGCCGTGGTGCTGTAGAGCAGGCTAAGAATGTACGTCAACTGACTCAGAATCAAACTGCGCTGAGTCAAGAGTTGAAGAGGGTCAATAAAGATCTTCAGATGCTTCAGAAGAGATTGTCTTCTAAGCAGATTACAAAGAGGCAGTTTGATGTTTTAACCACTGGTCTTAAGCAGACTTCTGTTGCAATGAAGAAAGTCAAGGCCAGAGCCTTTATTAGTGACCTTAAAGGCATCGGTATGGAACTTAAGCGTCTGGGTAAAGACGCTCAGTTCGTTGGTCGAAGTCTTATTATTGGTTTGACAACTCCGTTGCTTGTTTTTGCTAATAGAGGTTTGGATGCTTTTAAGGCTTACAATTCCGAGTTGATTAGATTCGCTAAGATTGCGGATAGGAATATTGATCAACTTAAGTCCTTTGAGGATGCTGTTTATGATCTTAGCCAGACGTTTGGTTTGAGTCGTGAATTGATTGTCGGTGTCGCTGCTGACTTTGCTGAACTCGGTATTTCTTCTGAAGAGAACCTTTTGAAACTGAGTCAGATTACTTCTGAGATGTCCATTTTGGGTTCGATGGATGTCGGGTCTGCTAGAGAGTTGACTCAAACAATGTTCTTGGGTATGCAGAGAACGTTGAACCTTACTAGACAGAACATGTCTGCTCAAGAGAAGCAGGCTGCTGCTATTGCTGCAACGAATGCACAGTTGATGTTGTTTAACGCTATTGAAAACAACACGGCTATGTCGTTCCGTGATCTTGCTGTTGCTATGCCTGAAGCGCAGGCGGCGGCTACTGCTTTTGGTTTGACGATGACGCAGACTGCTGGTCTGCTTGCTCCGATGAAGGCGGCTGGTATCGATGTTTCTACTGCTGCTAACGGCTTGAAGGTTTCGTTCCAGAGACTTATTTCGCCTACTAAGAAGGCTGAACAGACGATGGCTGATCTTGTTGATACGTATGGTGATGCTACTGGTGTTCTTGAAGAAGCATTTGATCAGATTCAGGGGCTGGGTGTTGATTCGATTCAGGGTCTTATTGATGCGACTATGGAGTTGCGTGATGTTGCTTCTGACGAAACTGTGTCAAAGTTCTTCACCGACCTATTCCAGAAGCGTCAGGCTACCAGAATTCTTACTGCTATTGATGACTTGGTTGCATTCCAGAGAGAACTTAACAATGTTGCTATTGTAGGCAATCAATCTCTTGCTGATATTGTTAACTCGGCTTTGGAGGCTGGGAATGCTGCTCACGGTGCAAGTATAACTCTTGTTGATGATTATGCTTCTATTGCTAATATTGCAAAGATTGCTAATACATCTATTCAAGACATCAAGTCTGGCGCTTTGGAGATTGATGGTCGAATTGTTACGGCGGCAGATAAAGAGGCTGCTATGGCGGTTCGTCAAGAACTTGGTGACTTGGTTCGTGAACTTAAGGATGCTGAGGGCATTGACCTTATTGATCAGATTTCAAGCCAGGGCGGTAAAGCAATGTTTGTTGAGTTGCTTGGTGCTTCTAATGCACAGGAACTGGCTCAGAACGAGCTTAACATTGCTTTGAATTCAACCTCTACGGCTATTGATCGTATGAAGAACTCGTTCAAGAATATTGCTGCTGATTTAATCAGTACGGTTGCTCCGTTGATTGAGAAAGTTTCTAAGGCAGTCAGCGATTTTGCTACAGCGTTTAGAAACTTGTCTCCTGCCTTTAAGCAAGCAATTCTTGGATTTGGTGCGGTTGTTGCTTCTATTGGTCCGTTGGTGTTTATCTTTGGTCAGTTGAAACTGGCTTCTGGTGTGATGCTTAATTCGCTGCTTAGAGTTGTGCCGGGTTTGAAGACTCTTTCTGTCGAGTCTGTTGCTTCTGCTAGCAAGCTTATGTTCTTGAAGAACGGTTTGACTAGAACGGGTGACACGATTGTTAACACGAATAGCCGTTTTGCTACTTTAATTGCGACGATTGCTAGTGGCAATGGCCCTATGGCAAAACTTGCTGGTTCGTTCGGTCGCATGACTGGGATGCTCAATAAGACAAGAACTGCGGCTGGTGATGTTGTAAGTCTTGTTGATGAGATGAAGGCTTCTGCTGATCGTGTGGCATCTACAACTTTTGGTGGAACCCCTATGGGGATGGGTGGTGCAGGAAAGAAGACTCCACCGATAAACATAACTGGTGTTTCCGGAACCGCTCCAGTAGCAACAGCGGCAACTGCTGCATCTCCTGTATTTAAACCATACAAGGGTATGCCAGCGCCTCCTGTTGTGACTCCCGACGCAAGAGATACTTTTAAAGCTGAAAGAGATCGAATTAAAGCGGTTTCTAAGCGTTTAGCGATAACTGAAGCAGAGGCTGCTAAATATAGAGTAGATCAGGCAACAGGTCAAGTTAGAAAGAATGGACGATTTGTAAGCGCATTTGAAGCAAATGTTCTAAAGCAGGAAGAGGCAAAAAGATCTGCTAGAGAACGAATGGCTTTTGTGAATAGAAAAAAGCAAGCAGAAGATTTTTACAATCAAACCATTAAGCAAAAGGTTGATCAACAGAATGCTGCAATTAGACAGCAAAATGCAGCAACTGCTAAAGCGGCTGCTGCCGCTGATGCGCGTGCTAAGAAGGCTGCAACGAAACAGGCCGATGTTGCAAGGCGTGCTGCTGGTGCTAAGCAAAGGGAGTTAAAAGCGGAGCAGGCTGCGTTTAGGCAGGCAAGAAGGCAGGCGCTTGATTTTAATAAGAATCAGGCTCAAATTTTTGAAGCAAGAAAGAATTTGACTGCTAAAGCTGTTGTTGAAAACAATAAACTTGTTAAGCAGTTTGCCTTTAAGGGCAGAGAGATTACTGAGGCTCAGGCTCAATCTATTGGTGCTGGTGGTCTGGGTGGTATGCGTACTCGAGCCGGTCTTGCTGCTGGTCGTGCTAAGTCTGCTGTTGTTGGTAAGGCTGGTGCTGCTGCTGGCGCTGTAAAGGGTGCTGCTGCTGCGCCATTTATTGCTGCTAAGAAAGCAATTACTGATGCAACTGCTGCTTCTGTTGCTTTTGGCACTACTGCCCCTGGCATGTTTAGTAAGGCTGGTCTTGGTATGAAGGGCTTTGTCGGCTCAATCCTTAGAGGTGTTAAGGCCATGAAGCTTCTTAAGATTGCATTGATTTCTAGCGGTATCGGAGCAATTTTTGTTGGTATTGGTGTTGTTGTTGCTCTTGTGATGAAGAATATGGATAATTTGAGGTCGAAGGGCGCTAGTTTGATGTCTTCTCTTAAGAAGGCTTTTGCAACTATTAAAGATGCTTTGATGGCTTTGATTAGTCCTATTCTTGATCTTATTGTGACTATTGCTGGTGTGGGTAATAGTGGTGAGGATGCTGGTTCTAAGATGGGTGCTGCTTTGGCTAATATTGGTACTGCTATTGAGGCTATTGCTGATGGATTTAAGTGGTTGATTGAGACTGTTGTTGTTCCTGTTGTAAAGATCTGGGCTGATCTGTTTTATCAGGTGTTTAGTTTTATAACTGGTATTGTTAAGGGATTTATTAAAATATTTAAGGGTGATTGGAAGGAAGGTTTGAAGGCTATTGGTAGTGCTTTCCTTAATCTTGGTAAGGCTTTGTTGAGAATTGCTGCTCCTATTCTTGAAAAAATTAGCAATGGTTTCTTTACTGCTGTTAAGTTTATTGTTGATGTTTTCGCTTGGATGTTAACAAGTGTGATTGAAATTTGGTACAAACTTGTGATGTTTAATTTGCTTGTTGGGCGAAAGATCATGAATATTATTGCAAAACTTGTGAGCTTTATTGTTCAGGCATTTGGTCATGGTATTAAACTTGTTGGCGATGTTTTAGCTACATTGGTTGATGCGTTTGCTCTTGTTGCTGACAATGTTAGCGGCATAATGAGCTTCCTTAGCGGTGGTCTTATTCCTGAAACTGATTTTGCAGGTGTTGCTGATGGGGTCAGAGGGTTCTTTGATGGTGTTGGTGATTCTGTCATCGGTTTCAGTGACACTATGCAAGATAGTGTTAATGCTGTTTTCGATTTGATTGAATACGGTATTACTGTTGGTAAGGATGCCGCTGTCGGGTTTATTGATGGCATTTCGGGCAGTATTGAAAGTGCTAAAGACGTTGTTGGTGATTTCTTTAAAGAGATGGCTAAGGGTGATAGTGGTATTGCTGAGGGTTCTGGTAAGGAGTTTATTAACGAGTTCTTTGAGGGTGCTGAGGAAGAGAATCCTTATGAGATGATGGATGAGTTGCTTGAGCCTACTTTGGACTTGAGCGAAGATGCTGGTGGTGCTGCTGGTGAGGCATTTGCTGATAAGTTCAAGGAGGCTTTGCAGGAGATCCGTCAGACTTTTGTTGATCTTGTTGGTGAGTATTTGACTGATGAGATTAAGAGTGTGACTGATGATTTGACTAGTGCCTTGGAAGATCAGAGGGATGCGGCTCTTGCTGTGTTTGAAGATCAACTTGAGGTGATTGATAAGCTGGGGAAAGCTGAAGAGTCTTTGACTAAAGAGAAGCAGTATCAGGCTGATTTGCGTGCTGCTCAGGATGAGCGTGAACTGAACCGCCAGAATTATGTACGTAATCGTGCGCTGGCTATTTACGAGGGTCGTATTGATGATGCTCGCATGTTGGATCGTGAAGAGCAGAAGAGCAAACTGGATTCTGCTGCAAGTATTTCAAATCTTGAGCAGAAGCGTAATGATGATTTGCGTAAGGAGAATCTTGCTTTCCTTAAGGACTCTATTAAGGATGCTAAGAAGCAGGCTGACGATTTCTTTAAAGAGCAGATTGCCGCTTTCAAGGAGGCTTCTAAGGATATAACGAAGTTTGCCCCTCAGACAATTGAGGATTATGAGTCTCAGTTGAATGAGTTGACCGCTCTGGCTACTCAGTTTAGTGAAGATAATGCTATTGAATTTGCTAAGACGTTTGATGAGATGCAAACAAAAATTGTTAATGAGATGCCTAATAAAACTGTGGGTGTGTTCAGTAGCAATCTTGATGATCTGATTACCACCGCTAAAGCTAAGTTCGGTTTGAATGATGAAGAGGACAGCATTGTTGGTGCGACTGTTGGAATGCTTGCTGCTATGGGCAACGCTTTTGACCCTGAGAGTGAAGAGGGTCAGAAGATTACGACAAACTTTGATTCCATTCTTGTTGGATTGAAGGATCAGATTAAAGACACCGGTGATACTGGTATTGCGAAGACTATTGAAAATCATGGACCTCAGGCGGTTTTGGAGGCCGCAATTGAACATGCTAATGAAAGCATTCTTAATAAGTGGAGAGGAACTATTGATCATATTATTTCTGAGGTTGATGATCTTGCTGACTTGATGGACCCGATGATTGCAAACGTTCTTGAGGCTCAGATGGCTTTTGAGGCTATGGAAGAGGCTGCCAAGAGTGCTGGCTCTGCTGCTGCTGGTGCTGGCTCTGGCGGAGGCGGTGGAGGCGGCGGTGGAGGCGGCGGTGGAGGCGGCTCTGGCTCTGGTGGCTCTGGTGGTGAAATTATTAGATACAACCAGAGCGGTATGGGTGCTGATGCTCTCGCCAGAAAAACTGCTGGTTTGAATGTGAAAGCATTTGTTGATGATTATGCAAAAAATAATTGGTCAGGTCTTAGATATGACACTTTGAAACTGTATAAAGACAAACTTAGTAAAGTCCTTGAAGTGATGTCTACTGAACTTGTTCTCAATAATACAAGCAAGCATCAGCAGATTTACAATGAAGCTCTTGCGAAGGAAGGTCCAGCCATTGACAGAGGTGTTAAGGCTTATGCTGGTTTGAAGTTCCCGAATACGATTACGAGACAGTATGGTGGGTATGTTCCTGGATTCAGGTCTGCTGGTGTTCCATCAATGCTGCACGGTGGTGAGTTTGTAATTAATTCTAAGGCTGTAAGCAATATTGGTATGGCTGCTCTTCAGGCTTTGAATAATATGAGGTTTGCTACGCCGGGTCGATTTGGTGGTGGTCAGAATGTCACCACTATTAATAAGTCTGAGACTGTGAATATTTATGTTGAGAACTTTATTGGTGAAGATGAGTGGTTTAACAATATGGTTTCTCAGTATGATATGAAGATTCGCCCTATTAATGATAAGAAGTTTAATATGGAAGATCGTTTCTATACGACTTATAAGGGAGCGAGTTATTAACTATGGCGGTGATTAGTAATCAGCAAACTGATCTGGTTAAGTATTTGTCTTTGAACGGCAGCGAGTTGACTGTTGGGTCTGCTAAGCACTCCGGTTCAGAGCAGTTGAATGTTTCTGATGTTGAAACTGCTGGGGGTCGTATTAAGAGGTATCACAAGAAAAATAAAAGATCTTTGAGTGTTTCTTATGAATATATCCCTTCAAATTCAGATAAAACTGTTGATGGCCGTAAGGGACGGGACTTTATCTACAATCTTGCTGTCAGTGCTCCTCAAGTAACAATTTCTTATAAAGATGAACCAAACGGTTCCGTGGTTTCCTATACAGGTTTTATTGATAGTTACTCAGAGAGTATAATTAGAAGAGATCCTGTAGGGCAGTGTGTCTACTATCAGATCAATTTTGAACTTGTGGAGGCATAATGGGTAGCGGTAATTATAGCAAATATTCTTTTTCTTCTTCTGCTGGCAATGTAGATTTTTATGGCAATGATCCTTTATATCCAAAGATTTTAACGACTTCCGAGTCGTCTTTAACGGTTGAAGGCACAAAGATTTCTTATGCGTCTGCTTCTTTGTCTGCGTCTGCTACGTCGTCTGTGACGGCCTTTGAGATTCAACTGGCTAGCCCTAATTTTGATGGCGACGTTGCAACAGTAACTATTGCTCTTGAAATATTAAAAGGTCAGATATTTTTAGATGGCGATACAACCCTTGCTGTTTCTGGAACGAAAGAGGCTTATGCGTCTTCGGCTCTGTCAGTTAGTGGAACTTTAACTTCTACTGCTCTTGAGATTCTTATACCAGGTGTTGATTCTGCTAGCGGCGATGTTGATGTTGTGGTTGCTGGTACGAAAATTGCCACCGCCTCAGCGTCTGTGTCTATTACATCAGATTTAACATCTGATGCTATTAGAATTCCGGGTATCAATATCGCCATGTCTGGTTCAGCAAGTTTGACTGCTGTTTCTTTAAAAGAGGCTTACTCTGCTGTTCAAATATCTGATGGTGATGGTCAACTTAATGCTGAGGCATTTAAGTTTGCTTATTCTTCTTCTGGTTTGTCAATTAGTAATGATTTAACTGCAACATCATTGAAGCAAGCCTATAGTTCTACATCGACATCAGGTTCTGGTTCCGCAAGCGCAACTGCTCTTGAAATTCTTTTTACTGGTTCTGTAACTTCTGGTGCGGCTGTTTCTTTTATAACTGCTAAAGAGATAGTTTTTGGGCGAGCTGCATTGTCAGGAACAGTCAGTTCTCCACTATCTAATGTCATTCCTGGTGTTGTTATTCTTTCTGCTGAGACAAGAATGGTTGCCGGTGCGACTAAATTTAGCCCAAGTATTGCCGAAGATGTCCAGACGATTAGGACTCTAGTTTCTATTGATGGCAAGCCTTTAAGCGAGCATAATCGCAAGTTCCAATCATCTATTATTCAGTCTTTTGTGGAAAACAGAAACTGGGCGGCCAGTAGAAGCAGGTATTATAAAGCCTCTAGTGGAAGAAAGACTTTTTCTATTAGTTGGACTATGCTTCCTAGTGAGCGACATCAAACAGTAGATAATCGATTCGGTAGAGATAGGATTCATTCTATTGCTTCAGACCCAGATGTGCATACTTTAAAGATGTTGAATCTTGATTCAAACGGAACTACTCCTTATACTGAAACAGAGTATAATGTATTAGTGAAGTCTTACAGTGAAAATTTAGTTCGTCGGGATATCAATAATGATATGTATTTGTGGGATTGCTCTATTGAACTGGAGGAAGTGTAAATGATTACTTCCGACATTTACGGTAATACTTTAACAAGCACGTTTAATTCTAAGACGACTTCGGCTTCCCAGAGGTTGAAGCCTAAAGTTCTTGTTGATTGGTTGACTAGCAGAAACTGTACAACTTTGTCGGTTTCTGTTGATTCAAACAATCAACATAGTTCAAATGCTCAGGGGGATTTAGGGTATTTCTTTGCTCCCGAGCAGGCTATGAATGGTTACGATAGACAGTCTTTCACTTGGGCTGTCGCTGATGCAAAAGATGTTGATGGGAATGTTATTAAAGCAGATGGCAACTGGTTTGCTATGCCAGCAGATTTGAGCGACGATTATGAATTTGGATGGTGGTCTGGATCGACATCAACAGCAAACACTGAAGCAACCTACGGCGGATATGAGTTTGTTGATAACCCCACTGCTATTTTCACTTTTGATAGCAGGAAGTGTAATCTGATTAAGGTTGTAACTTCAGAATATTATGGTCAAGTTCACACTTACAGGTTGACGGTGAGAAGTTCTGATGCTGGACTTCCTGATCCAATGTATAGTGAAGTAATTACTATTCCTGAAGATTCATATTATTATGAGCACTATTTACCAGTTTCTTTAGGTCATTCTACTATTGATACAGTTGAAGTTGAAATAATCTCAACAAGAAATCCTCAGGATTATGGAAGAATTCAAGAAGTTAATCCTGTGTACCAGGTCGATGTCGCTGATGACATCACAAGTCTTAGTATTGAAAACACAAGAGACTTGCATGTTACTGAGATTCCAATTGCTGGTTCCGGCTCTGGCTCTGTTTCAATCGGTTTAGATAATACTAGCAAAGATTATAATGTTTTTAACAGTTCATCTGCTTATGGTTCTTATATGAAAAAGAACATAAAACTGCAATCAACTATTGGATGGCAAGTTCAAAAGCATGACTCCCTTTTTGTTGAAAAAGAGATTCGGGCAAATATTAGTGCTAGCGCAACAACTATAACTCTTGATAATACAAACGATCTTCCTGAAGGCGGCTCGGGCGAAGAGTACGTCATGATCATTGATCCAGATAACTATACAAGGGAATATGTTCTTGTATCTGCAAAGACAGATACTTATACATTGTCAATTTCTCAACGGGGCTTTAACAACTCTATTGCTCGCAACCACGCTGTAGGGACGAAGGTTGTTTTTGAAACGTATGAGTACCCAGAGTACATGCCGACTTATGTGAATGACTGGTCAGCACAGAGCGATAATATGTCGTCCGGAGCGTCAAGTTCTGATTGGTCAAGGTTTGCTTCTGAAAAAATTATTACCAATGGCTTCTTCTTAGAAAAGGTCACTGTTGCAGATGCTGTTAAAAATTTGTTGATGAGAACAAATTATCCTCAAGCAGATTACTCCAGTCTAAATACATTTAGCAGGTCGGCTTTGAGTAAGAATGCTATTTTGCACATGAACTTTTCTGAGCGTGCAATTGACAGAAGCGGTACGAGCATTCCTGTTAAAAATGGTCTTAGAGCAAGATTCTTTGCTATGCCTGAGGGTCGCTTTAATAAGGTTAAAGACATTATTGCTGATGCTCTAGATAAGCAGCTGTCTCAACTCGAAAAAGCTTTGGGTGACAAGGCTTTTACCGTTCCTGACTACACTGTAAATACTGTTGATATTAATTACGATATTAATAATGCTTTAGACTTGGTTGATTTTTCATTTACTGATGCTGGTGGTGAGACCATAGATGAGTACTACAATATGGTTTTTGATGGGTATTACACTCCTCCTGATTCTGGAGATCAAGTTCTCGCCGTAGGGATTGCTCACGGCGGGGTTCGTATTTATTTGGAAGATACTTTAATTCTAGATGACTACCGTATTCACCCAGTAGAAACTGCTACGTATACAGATATTGAGTCTGAGGTTGTCAACCTAGTGGCGGGTAAGCCATACAAAATCAGAATTGAATGTTTTCATATCATTTCAACAAATGATATTGATGGTAGTTTAAATGTTCAAGACTCAGATCAATTTAGTATCTACTTGCAGTATGCAATTGGGTCTGATCCCCTTTCAATTGTACCTATTGAAAATGTTTATACTATGGCTGCAATTGACCGTATTGGTTCTGTTGATGCTCCTTACACTTCTGGTTCGACTGATCGAAACAAGACTAGAAACAACGGTGTCTATTTGGGCGAAGCAAATGTGGGTTCCGATGGCGGTCTAGTTTCTGATCCCGAGAATTATTCTGTAAGATTTACTTCAGATACGTACATGAGGCTGCCTTATGATTTGTCTTGGGATTTGAATAGTTCTGGTAGCGAAAACCACACTGGCGCTTGGTCTATTGAGTTGTATGTAAAACCTACTAGTTCTGGATTTGGTGGTGACTATGCTTACATTAGTAGTTTTGATGGTGCTTCTCCGACTGGTGGTTTTGAGTTCTTTAATAGTAGTGCTTCTAATGGATTTAGTATTGAAACATCTTCTGGTATAGAGCAGGTTTCTGCAACAGATCCGTTGACTTCTTGGGAATGGTCTCATGTTGTTGTAACTTATGATGGAACTTATATTAAGTATTATTTAAACGGAGATCTACAGGATACGCTAGAGGTTGCAGGAACAATTTCTTCTTGGAACAATTTGGATATTGGTTTTGGTGGTCGCAATGCTTACTATCTTGTTGGTACAGGCGAAGTTTCTCCTTCTAATCTGAAAGACTTTTTCTGTGACCAGTTCTTGATTTACAACAAGTCGCTCTCCACTTCAGAAGTCGCTGATCGCTACACAGAGGCTGTGATGCAGCCGCTGACAGTGTATCCGTTCCTGTACGGCAACGAGGCATCGGCAAAAGACATTATTGAAGAAATTACTCTTGCAGATTTAGGGCGTTTTTACATTGACGAAACAGGTAAAGCAAAGTATGAGCATTTTTACGCATTCTTTGAACCGACTATTGATAAACATGCTAATACGCAAATTAGTATAAATGATGACACAAATATTATTTCTGCTAATTACAATGTAAATTTGCAGGCAAATAAGATTGTTGTAAAAATTGCTGGTCTGTCTTCTAATCTTGTTGGTGTTCAGCCTTTATGGAGAGCAGATGACCCAACAACTCTTGCGGTAGTTAATCTAGAGTCTGCTTTGACAAACAGCGCAACGACTATGACTGTTTCGAGTACTGAAGAGCCGCCTTTTGATAAGGCTGGCTATCTGGCTATTGATGATGAAATTATTAAGTATTCATCCAAGTCTGAGAATGAGTTTGCCGGTCTAGAAAGAGGCGTTTTGGGAACAACTGCTGCTGCTCACACTCAAGACTCTGCTGTCAGAGAGGTTCGGTATTGGGATCTTAAGTATGACAAAGCTCCTGCTTATGAGGTTAGAGATCCTTTTATTACCGGTATTCGTTTTGAGGAGCCGGATGAGATTGATGTTCTTGTTTGGAATGCAGAAAATTATGGTGCAGAACTGGCTATCGCTGCTAATGCAAATATTGACAAGGGGACATTTGTGTTTGCTGAAGGCACCGATCCTCTGACAGAGAAGGTGGCTTTTACTGCTGTTGCTGGGACACCTGTGTTGCTTACGGAGCAGAAGTCGCAAATTAAAGAGCAAAGTGCTAATTTAAGTGAAAACATCAGGCTTTACGGTCTGAAAGAGGTTGTGATTGAAAATCCATTTATTACTGATTTTGATCACGGTCAAAAAATCGCAGACTTTATTATTTCAAAAATGAGCGACCCTGTTCCTGTTATCAATTTAAATACTTTATTGACACCTAAAGCAACGGTTGGTGATCGGGTAAGGATTACAGAACTGGATGCTTTTGATATAATTAATGGTGACTACTGGATTGTTTCTAAGAATATTTCTTACGGCGATTCACCTAGTCAGACGTTGATGTTAAGGAAGGTGGTGTAATGCCAAGGTATAGGCCAGGGTACAGCAGATCTACTGTTAGTTCTAGAACTGGAGCGGTTTCAGAGACTTCTATTGTTTTTTCTAGTTCTGGTGGCCATAGTCATGACGGGCTGAATTCTAGCCTGATTGATACAACAAAATATAGCGTGTGGGATTTTCCTGTAAACACGGTGTATTCAACGACTCCTAGAGCGTCTAGGCAGAACGCTCATATTGATCAGTTTAGAAATTTTATTACTAGTCATGTTGCTGACAATGTGCTTGGTCCTGCCGGTGTTACTTTGCGTGACAATATTATTAGTGCTAATAATATTATTGCTGGTTCTATAAATTCAAATCTTATTGCTGCTAATACGATTGTTGCTGGTAACATTGCTGCTAATACTATTACAACAGATCTGCTTGCTACTGACGCTATAACTTCTTTAAATTATTCGTATACTAGTGGTGATTATTCTGACGCTGGTACTTTTTTTAATTTAAGCGATGGTTCTATCACTTCCGCTCAGTTTGCTATTGATTCTAGCGGGAACGCTTCTTTTGCTGGTGATATTTCTGGTGCTTCTGGTACTTTTACTGGCGATCTGAGTGGTTCTAATATTTCTGGTGGAACTATTGATATTGGTGGTTCCGATTCAACATCTTTTCATGTTGATTCTAGCGGTAATATGTGGTTGGGTGCTTCTACTTATGCGGGAGCGGCTAGCAAGTTTAGAGTTTCAAGTGCTGGTGTGCTTACTGCTTCAAGTGCAACTATTACCGGGACTATAAATGCCACAGGTGGTTACATTGGTAACAATACCTATGGTTTCAGATTTCAGAACGTAAGCGGCAGCTATTCTAGGCTTTATTCTCTAGATAATACTGGGTCTGCTGCATCGAGGGGAAACATTGATATCAGAAGTTATGGTGATGTTTTTATTTATTCAACACCGACTTCGGGCGGCCATGCTAATCAGAGTTGGAAAACTTCATTAGTTGGTGAGTGGGTTCATGTTGAGAGGACAGATGGAACTACCTATAGGCACACCGCACTACTTGGTCAATGGTATGGCGGTAATGCCGGTCCATCAATGGAGCTTAGGTATAATAACTCTACAAAAGTTTTGGCTTCAGCACAGTCAACTCATGGAACTTTAGAGTTGTGGAATTCCTCCGCGACAAGGACAATAAACATCAGCGGAAGTGGGGGTACCATTGAGGCTAGTGGATCTATTTCTGCAACTAGTGTAACGACTAGTAGTGGTGTCACTTCGTATGGTAGATCAATTTTTAGATATGTCAACGATGTTAGTCTTTCTGGTGTTAGTGGTTCTATTATTATTGGTGGTGACGGTAGTGGTAATCATATTGCTATTGATAATAATGAAATTATGGCTAAAGCTAATGGGACAACTGCTGCGACCCTGAATTTAAACGTTGATGGCGGTGATGTTGTTCTTGGAGGTAGACTTAAGGCTCAAGAGTCTACTGGTTACAGTACGAGTTGGAGTACTCAACAAATACAATCTATTGGTAGTGGCAATGCTGGTATTGCAATTCGTGCTGGGACTAATACAGGTACTGTTCAGCTTAGAGTGGGCTATAATTACCCAGTTTTATATGTAAGAAATCATGATGATTCGGCTAATGCACCTATTCAGGCTGGTAATATTAATGTAGAACAAATTACTAGCACAACTACTTATAATACTCCCAACGGAACAAGTGGTCGAAATGTTTTTGTGCTCTCAAGTGGGGTTTTTGGATACTATTCATCTTCAATAAAAACAAAAAAGAATATTGAACCAATTCATTATGGATTGTCTGATGTTATGGCAATTAATCCAGTTTCATTTGAATATATTAAGAATGAAGGGGAGCGTCATATTGGTATGATTGAGGAAGAATTGAGAGAAATTGTCCCTGAGGCTTGCGTCTACGACGAGGATGACCCAGATTTTATTTCATCAATTAATTATTCTCACTTGACTTCTGTGTTAATTAAAGCAATTCAAGATCTTAAGAATGAAGTTGATGAGTTAAGAAGTGAAATTTCTAACTTTTCTAATTAACTTTTATCATATAAAATAGTTATATGAATAAGCTTAAGTCTATAATCACCCGCATAATTGCTGTTTTTGCTGCGTCTGCTTTGAGCGTTATTGGTGCTGGCGCTATTGCTGGGATTGAGTTGTGGAAGGCGGCTATGATGGCTGGTATTGGTGGTATGGCTACTGTGGTTGAGGCACTGGCCAGAGCCTATATGGATGATGGTGTTTTGGATGAAGATGAAATAAATGCTGCTTTCCATAAGGTTGATAAAAAAGCGGCTTCTGAATAATTCCTAGTGTATAATAGTAGATAGTATGGCTTACGAAAACTATAGGTTTATTTCTTGGGCAAGCGGAACACCCATCACTGGTGCTCGCCTAGCTCAAATGTCCACTAATATTGAGCAAGTTAAACTTGCTACGGATGATCGCCCTCAGGGTATTATTAAGTATTCAAAACTGGCTTCTGCTGGGTCTTATTCTGCTGGCGACGTTGCTAGAAATACTCTTGTCAATCTTCGTGATGACACACCTTCTGGTCAGGACAATCGTGTAAGTGCAGATGCTAATCGGTATGTTCGCTTGATGGTCACTTTCCCTGGTATCAAGATTAGTGCTAGGGGTGCTGAGGACACAAGGTATGAATTGAGCATTTATGAAGGGCTTGATACTGACCCCTCTCCTACAGAAGTTGCTAAGTATTACCTTAACCCTCATTTGTATGCTTTTTATGATGTTGCCACGAATGGTGCATCAACAACCACTATTGATGTTAGAAGCGGTGGTAATGATGTTTATTTTGGTGCAGGCAGCTATTCTACTGTTATGGATACAAGCACAACTGGTTGGACTAATAAAAACTTTTTTGCAAGCATTAAGCGTATCGCTAATTCTGACATGACTAACTCGCCAGGTTATACTGTAATGTCTTCTTCTGGTTCGCCTTTGGAGTTTTATGCTGAGGATATTGGAGGCACCTCTTAATAGTGAGCCTCGCTTCTCAGCGTAAAGACATTGATTGGGTTGCTGCAAACAACTCTGGTAAGGATAACCATAATTACTCTGGTGGTAAGTACATAGATAATAAAGGTTACGTTAAAGTGTTAAACCCTTCTCATCCAAAAAACATTAAGGGTTATGTGTATGAGCATAGGGTTGTTCTTGAAAACTATCTTGGTCGCTTCCTAGAGAATTGGGAGACTGTTCATCACATTAATGAAATCAAGACGGATAATCGAGTCGAGAATCTTTTCTTGTGTACAGTTAAAGAACACAGCGCTATTCACAGAGAGGGTAAGCGTATTTCTATTGATCAGAAGAATAAGGCAAGGGAGGTTGTCAGGAAGACAAAGCCCCACTTGCATAAGCGTCAGAAGTCCTTGAGAGCACCTCGGGAAAAATTTTCCTAATCAGACACATCGCCTCTGCTGTTCTGGTAGCATTGCTATAATCCCATTAACCAGTGAGGTTTTATGAAAGTATGTGGAGCAGAAGGGTGTAACCTTGAGTTCACTCCTAACTCGTCTAACCAGAAATATGCAGATTCGACTTGTCGCAAGACTTTAGATAGTCTTGGGGTTTGTAGATATCGTAAAGAGAATGGATTGGTAGAAATGCCTGTAGATATTACATCTGGTGAAACTCCAGATTCAGATGCAGAATTACGCATCGCTTACGCTAGACTCCAGAAGGAGTACGATAAAGTTAAGAACAAAAAAGATGATCTTGTTGATGCTGTGTATCGTGCTACTTTGGAACTTGACACAACTGTCAAGGCACCAAAGGTAAAGGTTCCCCCTAAGGATAAGCGTAAAGGTAAGACTGAAGAGGTTGCAGTTGCTGTTATTGCTGACTGGCAACTTGCTAAGGTTACTCCTGATTACAACTCAGAGGTCTGTGAGCAGCGTATTGAGCAGTATGCTCAGAAGATTATTGATTTGACTGAGATTCAGCGTGCAGATCATCCTGTAAAGAAGCTGCATGTGTGGGCTTTGGGTGATATTGTTGAAGGTGAGTTAATCTTTCCAGGTCAGTCGTTTTTGATTGATGGAGGTTTGTATCGTCAGGTTACTGTTGATGGCCCTCGTATTCTTAAGAATTTTTTAACTAAGATGCTTGAGAATTTTGATGAGGTTCATTTTACCGGTGTTATTGGTAATCATGGGGCTATTGGTGGCAGGGGTCGTAGAGATCATGATCCTGAGACCAATGCTGACAGAATGCTGTATCGTGTAGTACAATGGATGTTTGAGAAGGAAAAACGTATAACTTTTGATATTCCTGATGGCAGGGGTGAAAAGCACTGGTTTGCTGTGCCTCAAATCGGTAATTACAAGAGTTTGCTTTGCCACGGTGATCAATTCAATGGTTTATCTTCATTCTATTCGTTCCAGAAAAAGGTGTATGGATGGAAGGTTGGTGCTCTTGGAGAAGACTTTGATGATGTCTATCTTGGTCACTGGCACACTCCAACAAAGATGACGTTTAATACAATTCAGGTTAGAGTGTCAGGCAGTCCTGAATCTACAAACACTTATGCTATGGAAAGTCTTGCTGCTATTGGGCGACCTTCTCAGCCTTTGATGTTTGTTCACCCTGACAAGGGTATAGTCACAGCGGAATATAACTGCTGGTTAGACTAAGGAGGAAATAATGATTACATTATCAGATGCAAACAAGAAGATGATCGCATCTTATGGGCGTAGCGTTATCGGCGCTGCTCTCGCTACTTACACGGCTACTAATGACTGGAAGATGGCTCTCAACTCGCTTTGGGCGGCTCTTATTCCTGTTGCTATGCGCTTTCTTAATCCCGGAGACAATGCCTTCGGTAAGAATGCTGATGCCTGATAGGTAAAAATTCAATACTACGCCCCTTCACACAGAAAGAATGATAAAATATTCATATGGATATTAAAAGCAAAGTCCGTTTGAACTGCGTCAAGTGTGGAGGGGCTAAGTATTCTGATGATCCGTACCTCCTCAACGGTGTTATGCACACAGATGTGATATGTCTTATGTGTGGTGACTTGAAAAGCATTGAACTTGATCGCTTTAATAAGATGGTAGTTCAGTTAAATAAAGGTTTGGGTCGCAAGTAGTGCTTTCAGATAAGATTATTCAAAACAAAATTTATTTGTACAAAAACGAATACTATAAGGTGAAAAAGATTCTTCGTCAGAAGCAGTATGTCGTAATTCAGAGCATGAAAGATGGCGAGGAGATTGAGATGCCTCTTGTCGGCTCAGAAATTTTGCTGTCTAGAGCATATACGATTGGTGAAGTTGCTAAGATCGTTGAGCGCAGACCTGATACAATTAGAAAGTACGAGAGGGATGGTTTGATTCCTAAGCCTCATCCGATAGGCGCAGAGTACCCATCTTATTCAAATTGGAGAATCTACAAAAGTTCTGACATATATGAGATCGTTGAGTTTTTCTCAAACAGGACGCCAGGTCGTCCAGTTAAGCAAGCCGCAGGAAATAAACTTGTGGAAAACAAGGTAAAGCAATTAAACCAAAAGGTAAAATTAGTAAGTAGAGGTAATGCAAGTGCAAGAAGTTGAAATTTGGGCATCAATTGGTATCACAAAGAATCTTGGTAATTATGAGTCTTTGAGACTTGATGCTGGTGCAAGAGTAAAGGCTTCGTCTGAAAATGACGAGCAGGCTTGGGCTGAACTGTGGAAGGCTGTTGATGAACAGATTGAGTCTAAGCTTCGGGAGCTAGATAGCGAGAATGAAGGCTGAATGGCAATCCCTAGCAAAATGCAAAAGGGACGATCATCCATCTAGATGGTTGTCCTCTAATATAGACCATATTAATTATGCAAAAGATGTTTGTAGGTCGTGTCAGGTCAGAATTGAATGTCTGTACTCAGCGATTTACGACAAGGAAGAATTTGTAGGTGTAAATGGTGGAATGTCAGAGATTGAGTATCTGCTTAGAACTTGGGAGCCGGTAGGAGATAATGAAGAAACTAACTGGAGAAAGTCTGATAAACTTATTCAAGACCTATTCAGAGAAATCGCATAAACTTTTTATTCCAGATTCCCCACGACAAGAGCAAGTTGCTGATAGTCTTGCTAAGCATTACGACGGGGAACTCTTAGAAAAGGCGGTTAAGTGGTACATTGAGAATAGGACAGGTCCATTTCTTGTATTCGAGTTTGCAGTTGAATCTAGAGAGATGGTCGAAAAGGTTAAGTATGAGAACGAGGCTAAGTCTCGCTTTCAGGATATCGTAGAAGAAACACGCAAGAGAATGGAAAATTCTTGAACTACGAAATAAAGTTGCTCAATTCAATTATTGAGACAAACGATTATGTTGACGCTGTAAATAGCGGTGTTGAGAATGTATTTATTGAGTACAGAGATGTATGGAATTTTGTTGTCGCTCACTATGACGATCATGGCAAGGTTCCATCTAAGGATACTGTAAAGTCTCACTTCTCTGACTTTGAGTTCTTCAACACCCCCGAACCTCTTGCTTACTATGTTGATGAAGCGAAGAAAGAATCTCTTTCTTTTCAGACTCGTCAGATAGTGGCAAAGGCTCACTCTCTTATCGGAGAGGTAGGGCCGAAAGATGCTTTGTCATATTTGATGGAGCAGACAAGCAAACTCTATAAGTACTCTAGTTCACTCAAAGATACCGATTTGGTATCAGAATGGCGTGATCGTTATGAGGATCTTAAAGAGCGTTCACTGAACCCTGACAAGCACACTGTTGGTATCCCTAGCGGTGTTGATGTCATTGATAAGACGTTTGGTGGATGGCAGGCCGGAGACTTTATTGTCTTGCTGGGCTGGACTGGTGTTGGTAAGTCATTCATTGCACGACTGTTTGCAGTCAATGCTTGGAAGGCTGGCTATCGACCTATGATTATCTCTCTTGAGATGAATAAGAAGCAGGAGGGGCAAAGGCTTGATACTCTTCTTAATAACGGTGAAGGCCATTTTACCAACACAGACTTGATCAAAGCTAATCCTGACATTGTTGATGGATATGAATCTTGGGCTGAGGGTACGTTCGAAGGTAAGCAACCAATCTATTTGATCACATCAGAAGGTTTGGAGACTGCTGACCAGAACATGGTTCAGGCTAAGATTGATCAGTACCAGCCTGACATGGTTATTCTTGACTATCATGGTTTGTTCGATGACGCTACTGGCGCTCGTAATGAAACCGAGAAGGCTAAGAACTTGTCAAAGGCTTTTAAAAGAATTGCTGTGAAGAACAATGTGCCTATTATTGACGTAGCAGCAGTGACTATGGCGGAAGGTCATGGGGATAGACCACCTGAACTTGAAGAAGTTGCATGGTCGAAGCAGTTAGCATATGACGCTGACTTGGTTCTTGCTATTCATCGTGAGTTCAACTCTGATCTCTTCCAAGTGGTTTCTAGGAAGGTTCGTAGAGCAACTCATTTTGGGTTCTATTTAAGGTGGAATTTGGAAACAGGAAAGTGGGCAGAGGAATGGGACGTAGGGTAATGGATAAGCCCTTCTACACATTGGACGGTGCTGCTGCTGATATTGAAACTATCATCAGACTTCGTTCATGGATGGAAGATGAGGTGAAGAAGAAGCAAGGTGGGTTTAAGTCCACCTCTTTGATTACTGATTACGACGAAGAGACTGAAACTTTTGAATTCAAACTTCACTTCCACAGGTAACATACAAAAAGCGGTTCTTGAACTTTTAGATAGTCAAGGTGTAGAGGTACATACTCAGTCTGGTACTGAGGTTGCAATCTACTGTCCGTTTCACGACAATGTTCACAGCCCTGCCTGTTACATAAATACTAAGACAGGCTTGTGGCAGTGTTTTAATCCTTCATGTGGTAAGAAGGGCAACTTCAGACAGTTGTACAAACACATGACTGGTAAAACATATGGTCGTGAGTGGATACTTGATCCTGTTAATTTGCAGAGAGAACTTGATCTAGCTCTTGTCATAAAAGATGGTACTGAAGAGTTGTCTACTGATTCGGTCCAGGTTGATTACGAATCTGGTGAGGTTGATAACGTTCAGACTCTTGTCGATAGGGGGTACGATTTAGATATCCTTGAGTATTTTGAGATTGGGTATTCAAAAGTTAAAGACCGTGTTGTAATTCCTGTCCGTGACCCCCAGTATAAACTGGTTGGTTTGATTGGTCGTGCTATACATGACTGGCAAGAACCTAGATATCTATATAATAAAGGTTTCAAGCGGGCAGACGTTCTATTCAACATCCAAAACGCTAAGCAATATGATAGCGTAATTATATGTGAAGGCAGTTTGGATGCTATCAAGGTTGCTCAGGCTGGCTTCAGGAATGTTGTGGCTACTCTGGGTGCTAAGGTGTCTCCGAATCAGGTCAGAATGATCAAAAAATATTTTGATGCGATCACGGTATTTTCTGACAATGATGACGCTGGTGCGGAGATGAGGCGTGCTATAATTGACGAGTGTCGTGGTAAGGAGATTTATACCGTTGCTATACCTGACGGTCTTAAAGATCCCGGCGACATGACAGACATACAAATTAAGCAAGCCATTACAAGCAAGCAATTAAACATAGGAGATTAAATTACATGTCATTTTCAAGCATTAAAACACTAAAAGATATTGAGAACAGTATTCCGCAGAAGTCAGGCGGTTCTGGAGGTGCGAAGAAGTTTTTCAACCTTCAGTCAGGCGATACTTACAAGGTTCGTTTCCGTCAAGAACTTACTGAGGATTCTAAGCATTACGAAGAAGAAGTGGGAACCGGCATTATTGTTCCGGTTGTGACTTCACCCATTAACTGGAAGTGGCGCTGTGCATCTACAGCGTCAATGGCGGAGCATGGCTACCGCTGTTGGGCGACTGAGCAGATTGCTCAGGATGGGCGTTGGAAGCCGAAGCCTCACCTTCTCATTAATATTGCGGTTGAGATTGATGGTACATGGGAACCTCGTATCCTTGATACCACTTTCAACCAGCGTCACATCGGTCTTATGCTGATGGAGTACGCTAAAGAGTTTGGTTCGATTATGGATCAGACATTTAAGTACAGCCGTACTGGTTCAGGTGCTCAGGACACTAATTATAGCCTGATTCCTCTTGGAACTAGTGAGGCTGATGCTTCCATTGCTGGTCTTACTATGCACCAGTTGGACAACGTGTACATGGTACTCGGATACGATAAGCAGAAGCAGTATCTGACTACTGGTGAATTGACTAACGACGGTTGGTGATTTCGACGGTGCGATTGTTGGGCTACGTGGGGGGAGCAATCCCCCCACACCCAACGGAAAGGTTGTCTTGTGGGTAAGACTATTTGTTTGGATCTTGATGGGGTCGTTGCAGATCTCGTTGGCTCGATCAATAAAGAACTAGATGTTCGTGGGATGTCTGGGTTTGATTATTCTGATTGGGTTATTTCTCCGTATGAGGATGATTTGACTCGGGAGATTTTTGGTTCTCGGGTGTTTTGGAGAAATTTGAAGCCTTTTGTTGATTCGTGGTATGCGGTTAATGATTGGTGGGCGTTGGGTCATGATGTATTTTTTGTGACTGCTAGGTATTCTGATGCGGCTATTCGTTGGGCGAGGCCGTGGTTGGATATGTGGAATTTTCAGTATTCTGATTTGTTTTTTGCTGAGATGGGCGATAAGTCTGGCTTGGTGCAGATGTTGAAGGCTGATGTGATGGTTGAGGATAATCCTCATGAGGTTGGGTTGTTGAGGGAGGCTGGTGTTGATGCGTATTTGATGCGGGCTTGGTATAATTCGGAGTTTTGGGAGGAGTTCCCTTCTGTGGGTTCTTTGTTGGAGGTGTTAGTGTGAAGTTTGGTTCTTTGTTTGCTGGGGTCGGTGGTTTTGATCTTGGTTTTGAGGCTGCTGGTGGTGTGTGTTGCTGGCAGGTTGAGTGGGATAAGCATTGTCAGCAGGTGTTGGGTTTTCGCTGGCCGACTGTGCCAAAGTTTGAGGATGTGCGTGATGTGTCTGGCTATGATTTGGAGCCGGTTGATGTTATTACGTATGGGTTTCCTTGTCAGGATCTGAGTGTTGCTGGCAAGCAGGCTGGTTTAGATGGCGACCGGTCTGGTTTGTTTTTTGAAGCCATTCGTATTATTAAGGAGATGAGAGATGCAACAGATGGACAATTTCCAAGAGTCGTTGTGGCCGAAAACGTCGCCGGACTGCTCAGTGCCGACGGAGGCGATGCAATGGGGAGATGCCTTGACACGCTGGCCGAAGCAGGGGCGTTGGTCAGCGAGTGGTGTATGTTGGACTCACAGTGGTTCGGAGTTCCCCAGAGAAGAAGGCGCGTGTTCCTTGCCTCTGTCTTCGATTCTTCAGTTGCCGGAAGATGTCCCGACGAAATTTTCCCTCTCTGCGAAGGCGGCTCAGGGGATTTTGAACAGAGCGTCAAGGAGGGGCAAAGAGTTGCCGGTGGAGTTGAGGATGGCGTTGGAGTCGGTCGTTCGTTCAGAATGCTAGGTTTTGGTCATTATGCTGATGATGATTCTGCGTCTACGTTGAAGGCTAGGGATTATAAGGATGCTACTGATCTTGTTGTGATGCCTATTTCTGGTAAGGTGATTGGTCGTAAGGATTCTAATACGGGTAATGGTCGGGGTTATGGTTTTGATGGTGATCCGATGTTTACTTTGACTACGGTTGATCATCATGCTGTTGCTGTTGTTCCTTTTGTGAAGTCTAGGAGGGCACAGAATAAGGATGATTTTGAGACTTGGGTTGAGGGTGGTCCTGCGCCTACGTTGAATCAGTTTGATATGGGTGATATTCGTTCTACTGTGACGGTGTTGTCTGGTGATGCTGGTTCGTTGGGTGTGAGGAGGCTTACTCCGTTGGAGTGTGAGCGTTTGATGGGGTGGCCTGATGAACATACGTTGTATCGTTCTGATGGTAAGGTGACTTCTGATTCTCAGCGTTTTAAGATGTGTGGTAATGGTGTTGTGGCTCCTGTTGCTCAGTGGGTTGCTAAACAGATTGGGGCGTTGTTGTGACGGATTTTGTGCATTTGCATTGTCATAGTGAGTATTCACTTCTTGATGGGATGTCTCGTCCTGAGGATATTGCTCGTATTGCGTCGTCTAATGGTCAGTTTGCGGCTGCTATTACTGATCATGGGACGATGGGTGGTGTGTTGAAGTTTCAGGATGCTTGCGATAAGTCTGGTGTTCGACCTTTGTTCGGTATTGAGGCTTATTTTGTTCCTTCTGTTGAGTCTGATTCTGATTCAAAGCATGAGCGTTTTCATTTGATTCTTTTAGCGAAGAATAATGAGGGTTTGCAAAAGCTTTTTGAGGCTAATCGTGTTGGTTGGAAGGACAATTTTTATTATAAGCCTCGTATGGATTTTGATCTTCTCGAGGATCTTGTTGATGATGATGTGATTGCTTTGTCTGGTTGTATGGGTGGGGCGATTTCTAAGGCTTTGGAGCGTGGTGATCAGGCTGAAGCTGAGATGTTGTCGGAGAGGTTTGTCAAGATTTTTGGTGATGATTTCTATTATGAGGTGCAGGCTTGGAATCCTCAGTCGTTGAATGATGGGTTGATTGATTTAGCGTCGTCGTTTAATAAGAAGGTTGTTGCTACTGCTGATTGCCACTTTCCTTCTGCTCATGATGCTCATGATGAAGAGGTTCTTCTTATGGTGTCGCAGTATCCGTCGTTGAATGCTGGTCAGGTTCGTCATGCTAAGGAGAATCTTGCTGGTGGGGGTAATGTGACGGATAAGATGAATCGTATGTATCCTGATCGTTTTCTCAGGTTTGATCATATTAATCCTTATGTTGCTCCTGCTGAAGAAGTGTTGTCTTGGTTCGCAGATAAAGGTTATGATGAGCCGTTGTATCTTGAAAACACGGTTGAGGTTGCTGAGAAGTGTTCTGCTCGTATTGAGAAACGTAAGAATCTTTTGCCGAAGTATATGAAGGCTTTGGATTCAGATGATTATTTGCGTGAGTTGTGTTTGACTGCTTTGTCTGACAAATCGATTGATACTGATGTGTATCGCAATCGTCTTGATGAGGAACTTGCTGTCATTTCTAAACTTGGTTTCTCAGACTATTTTTTGATGACTTGGGACTTGGTGAAGTGGTGTGATCGTAATGATGTTGGTCGTGGAACTGGTCGTGGTTCTGTCGGTGGGTCTTTGATTGCGTATTTGCTTGATATTTCTAAGGTTGATCCTATTGAGTATGGTTTGTTGTTTGCTCGTTTCTTGAATCCTGATCGTAATGATTATCCTGATATTGATTTGGACTTTGAGGATAAGAAGCGTGAAGAGGTTAAGCAGTATCTTGCTGAGCGTTGGGGTTCTGAGAATGTTGCGGCTATTGCGACGTATGGTGTGTTTAAACCTAAGTCTGTGATTAAAGATGTCGCTAGGGTTTTTCAGGTTCCGTTTGATGAGACCAATAGTGTGACTCCGTTCTTTGAGACTTTGGAAGAGTTGCAGGCGACGGACAAGGGCAAGACGTTTATTAAGAAGTATCCTGATGTGTTGCCAGTTGCGAAGAAGTTGGAAGGCAGGATTCGTAATACTGGTATTCATGCGGCTGGTATGGTTGTTTCTTCTGTCCCATTGACCGATATTTGCCCCGTAGAGACTCGTAAAGGCACTTCTGGCGAGGGCAGAGCGGCTGTCACTTCTTTTGATATGGAGGACGCTGAGGCGGTCGGTTTGATCAAGGTTGATATTCTTGGTTTGAAGACTGTTTCTGTTATTAAGGATTGTATTTCTAAGATTAAGGAGATTCATGGTGTTGACGTTACTGATACGTCGCTTACTTTGGATGATCCTGCTGTGTTCCAAAACTTTAATGAGGGTAATACTGTGGGTGTGTTTCAGGCTGATGCAGCTGCTTACAGAAACCTTATTGATCGCATGGGTATTGATGATTTTAATGATCTGGTTGTTTCTAATGCGCTAGTTCGTCCAGGTGCGTTGCTTTCTCAGGGTCAGGCTTATATTGACTGCAAGAAGGGTGAGGCTCAACCTAAGTATCCTCATGAGGTTGTGAAACCTATTTTGGAAGAGACTTACGGTACTGTCATCTTTCAGGAGCAGTTGATGCAGATGGCTGTGTTGCTTGCTGGTTTTACTTGGTCTGAGGCTGACAAGCTTCGTAAGATTATTGGTAAGAAGCGTGATGCGGCTGGTTTTGATGAGTATAAGGAGAAGTTCTGTAGTAACGAGTATTTGACTCGTAAGCAGTCTGAGAAGATTTGGGCTGACTTTGAACTTGCGGCTTTGTACATGTTTAATAAGTCGCACGCTGTTGCTTATTCTATGTTGTCGTATCAGACGATGTGGTTGAAGATTAATTACCCTAAAGAGTTTGTGTGGTCAATGCTGTACAACGAGTCTGAAAAGGGTAAGATCACCGCTTATCTGATGGAGGCTACTCGACTTGGTATTAAGACTCTTCCTCCTGATGTAAATACGTCAGATGAGTATTTCACTATTGACTCTGAGGGTATTCGTTTTGGTTTGAGGAACGTTGCTGGCTGTGGTAATAGTGCGATTGATGAGATTACTAAGCATCGTCCTTACAATTCATACGACGAGTTTATGAACAAGTGTTCTAAGCGTCATGTGAAGGCTCCGCTTAGGGAAAGTTTGGAGAAGGTTGGTGCGTTCGTTTCTTTAGGTCATAATTCTGGCTATGATCACGAACGCTACTATCTTCCGATTCTAGGCTTTGCGGCTGGTCTTGCTGATAGCGATAACGAGATGGATGAACTTGTGGAGCCGATTGATGGCTTCCATGAGATTTACTCAGAGTTGCGGATGATTAAGGGTGTGGTTCGTTCTACTAAGAAGACACCGAAGTATCTGCGTGTTGAGATTGAGGATCAAACATCGTCTGTCAGCGTGTTCTGTGATCGCAATGCTGAGATTGCTAATCGTGATTTTATGTATTTCTTGATTGGTGACCGCACATTACATATGTTCTGTGACGCTTATGAGTACGCAGGTACTGACCTTTATGATCTGACTACGATCAGGAAGAAGGGTAAGGAACACGAATATAATTGGTTGTATGACACCGGCTTGGGTGACGCTTCGGATGAAAGAAGTTTGCTGTACATTTTTAGCACTAGGACATTTACTACTGCTAAGGGTAAGGATATGTGCAACTTTTATGCGTGGGATGGTCAGAAGATTATCAAGGTTGTTGTTTTCCCATTCTTGTACGCAAAAATGCGTCATATGTTGGGCAAGACAGGATGGCACGCTGCTAAACTTAAAGATGTAAAAGACTTAGAGGCAGCTGCTCGTCTGGACTCTTACACTCTGGACAACGAGAACTCCCTAATTACAATAGAAAACTATATTGAAAGAAAGAGGTTGGTCAAACCGTGACATTGGAACAGTATCAAGATATTTGGGTGAATGGTCAAGTCAAACAGCCTGGTATCCGTGATTGTGGATTGAGGTGGGAAATGATGAAACCTCAACTGGATAGATGGAAACGTCCGTTTACTGTTTTAGACTTTGGTGCAAATCTTGGTTATTATTCTTTGCGTCTTGTTGAGGAATACGATTGCACTGTGGTTGCTGTCGAAAGCATTTATACGGAATGGTTGAAGCAGGTTCTGGATGAGAACAAGCAGGACAGGATTATCTTGCTAGATAAGAAGTTTACTCTTCAGGATATTCAAGAGTTGTCTGAGGTTGAGCATTTTGACTTGGTGCTTGCTCTGTCAGTGATGCATCATGTTGAGGGTGGCTCATATGAAGAGATTTTGGAGGCTTTTAAATCTTTAGGTGATGTGATGATCTCTGAAATTGCTTTAGAAGGTCCAGCCTGTGGTCAAAATATTGTTAAGGATACTTATGTCCCGAAGAATGCAAAGGTGCTCGGCAAACCTAAATCTCATTTAGATGGCTCTGAGCGCATCTTGTTTGTCTCGGAGCATAGCAAGAGAAAAATTGCTAAGTCTTATATTGGTACACCTTTGCGTGACACTGCTTTGAATATTCATTCAGATTATTATCATAAAGAGTATGTGAAGTCCGGTAGTGTTAGGCAATGGTATCGTGGTATCAATCTGAAGACATGGATGGAGATGGGTGGGGTTCTTCCTTCTCCTGAGAAAATTGTTGAAATGTGTGAGAAGCAGAAACCTGACTTCATGAAAGGTGATATGATTCATGGAGACCTCGCCGTACACAATGTAATTTTGCAGGGTGATCAGGTTAAGTTTATTGACAGTCTTGATGTGAGAAGGCATGTTGAGATTGACGATGACTGGTTCGAAAAAATGGTTAACGAAATTCTAGATTCTAGGAGGTAATATGTTATTTATTGATAAGAGGAAGGGCGATCTTGTCCCTACTCATGAGATTATTCCTACACCCAGCATCGGTTTGAATCGTGCTTTGGGTGGAGGCTTGTACACAGGTGCTACACATTTGTTTTGGGGTACACCTTCTGTTGGTAAGACAACCATGTGCTTTAGGATTCTTGCTGAGGCGCAAAAGATGGGTTATCGACCAATCATTGTTGACTCCGAGTATTCGTACTCAGAAGAGTATGCGGCTAAGTGCGGTATCAATGTTGATGACGTTGTGCTGATTCAGTCTACTGTTGTTGAGGATATCCTTAGACACCTGATTGGTTATCTGAATCATCCTGATGAGAAGCACATCTTTTTGTTTGACAGTTTGTCCAATATTGTCAAGGAAGAGTTTTATGACAAGCCTGATGGCGGTAAGGCTATGGGTTTGCAGGCTCGTTCACAAGGCTACTTCTTGCAGAAGCTTGTCAACCATTTGCATAAGGAGCGGAACATCATGCTCTTTGTAGCACATCAAACGGTCGATCTTAGTGGTATGTACGCTGTGATGAAAGCAAAGATGGGTAATACGGTTCATCACAACATGCACAATATTATTAAGTTGTTCTTGTCAATGTCTCAAAAGGAGATGGAGCGTGAGGATCGTACCAATAAGATTATGAGTCAGCGTGCAACGTGGACTATTGAGAAAACAAAGCAGTTGCCTACGATTGGTACGCAAGGCTACTACTACGTTCTTCCGCAAGAGGGTCGCATTGATGTCAAGCGTGAGTTGATTGAGATGGCTGTTGAGAATGACATCATTCAACGTCGTGGTGCTTGGTATTCTTATGGCGATGAGAAGTGGAACGGTACTTCTAATATCGAGTTGACTGAAGATCAGGTCAATGAGATTTACAAGGAGTTGGTGAGTTGAAAAGAGATGAAGGTCAAGAAGCGAAAAGAGACAAGGCAAAGCCAGTTAAGAACTCTGGTAGAGGTTTTAGAAAAGGAGATGCTACTTTTCATCGTTTCCTTCTTGACTATAAGCACAATGGTAGTTCTTTCACTCTTAGTCGTTCTGCGTGGATAAAGCATCGCAAAGATGCTTGGAGAAGTCAATACAGATATCCTTGCATTTCTGTTGTATTAGGCGAAGATTCTGATACTAAAGTTGCTATAATTGATTGGGAAGTATTTAAGGAGTTGATCCGTGACTCAGATTACGAATGAGGAACTGTATGAAACGGGTTTTTATTATGTTGTTGGTGTGCTCAGTATGATGCCATACTACGAGGACATCCCTGAAGAAGAACTTGTATACGGTTTCCTTCAACGTGCTGAGGATATCATCCTTGAACGTCGAAGTAATTATGAGGAAGATTGAGAAGCACGGTATTTTAGGATGGCTTATGACGGCTCTTGTGGTTATTATATATGACTACTGGGCGCTATCTAGCAAGCATCAAACGATGTCTACTGCTTTTAAGAATGGTCTTTTTAGGAAGAGCACCTCTTTTCCCACATTCATCGGGTGGGCTGTGCTAACATGGCATTTGTTCCACCCCCCGTCACTACGGAAGACAGATTTGTTTTCTATTATCCTAGACAGGAAACATAATTGAGTAATTTTTATATAGACATAGATACAGTCACCAATATGATGGGTGACCATGCTGAAGAGTTTATTGAATGCATGAAGATTGTCGAAGACATTATCCAGAGACCTGATCATTATGTTGGTGGTCAGGCTATCCGATACGCTAATCAACTTGCTGCTTTTAGAACAATGATGATTGTTAAGTCGCAAATGTTTAAGCGCAAGTCCCAACTTATGGACAATGAAGATAAGTTTGTTAATGATATTTGGAAAACAATGTATGAAGCTTTGGGTGAGAACATCAATGTTCTTAAACTGTCGGCTAGGAATGGAGCACAATGAAATCGTTAAAGGCATTGAAATCGGAACCTCAGGAGAAAGAGGCTATTGTTGAGAGTGAGCCTTTGACTGGTTCTCAACTTGAGGATATGTTCTGCGAGGCAGTAGATGTTCATATCGCTAAGCGTAATGAGCCTATCTATAAGAAGGTTGATTACTTTAGACCAAGTTCTACGAATCAGTGTGCTAGGTATTGGTATTACATGTTTGAAGGTGTGACGTATACACCTTCTTTCTCACCTCAGACATATCGTATCTTTGATAATGGACATGCTGTGCATGATAGGTTGTATTCTTATCTGCGCGAGATGGGCATTCTTGTTGCAGAAGAGTTGCCGGTGAGCAACGATGATCCACCTATTCAGGGTACTGCTGATGGAATTATTGATCTTGATGGTCATAAACTTATTGAACTGAAGTCTATTTCTACGGAGGGGTTTCAGTATAGGCAGTTGTCTCATAAGCCTTCTGATGATCATGTTCGTCAGGCTAATTTGTACATGCATTGTTTGAATTTAGATAGCGGTTTTGTTATTTATGAGAATAAAAACAATCAACAAATTTTACCTATCTATATCGAGCGTGACGACGTATTTCTTGATAAACTATTTAAGAAGTATCGTAAGATCTATAAGGCTGTTGAAGACAACGAAAAACCAAAGCGGCCATATAAGCGTACTTCGAAGCACTGTGCTAGATGCGATCTAGCGGAATTGTGCTGGTCGGAGAAAGAAAATATTGAAGAGGAGTACGAGCCGTTTTGATCCTATCAGGTGCAAAAATCCGGAATGTAGAGAGGAATTTCTTCCAAAAACGTACAATGCGGTGTTTTGCTCCCCTGATTGCAGACGAATTGTTACCAACAAGAGGCTGCTTGAAAACTATTACAAGAAAAAGGAGAATAAAAACAAAAAGCGTGTATGCGCTACTTCTTCTTGTAGCACCATCCTTTCTTCTTACAATAAAGAAGATATATGTGAAGCTTGTAAAAGAGAGAGATACATAAAAAGGCTTGTGTCTTGGGGCTGGGATGAAAAGGAGCTTCGAGATGAGTATAAGTAAATTAGTGTCTGCTGCTAAGGCAACTAGGCTAATTGCTATAGATCCCTCTTCTCACTCTCTAGCCTGGTGTGTTGTTGATCTTGATAGGAATAAGTTTAGTGTTGCTGGTACTGGAAAAATTGATTTTAAAGACAGCAAAGAGATTGATAACAAGTTTCGTGCAATTAGGAAAGGTATTCAAGATGTATGGGAAGATTACCAGTTTAAGGATGGCGTAATTGAGCAGTCGGTTTATATTCAGAACTTTCAGTCAAGTCGGATTATCTCTTATATTATTGGATATTCATGGGGAACGCTAGATGAATATTGTTATAGCATGTGCGATTGCAATCCTCTTATCTGGAAGAATCGGATTGGATACAAAAATGTATCAAAGGCTGATAAGAAAGCCATTGAGGATAAGTACGGTTCGAAGGGTATTCAGAAAAGACTGACTCAGGAGCGCAAAGATCGTGTTAAGAAAATTATTGATAAACAAGTCGGTTTTAGTACGGAAGACGAAGACATAAACGACGCAATCGGTATTGCTCTATGGTATTATATTGATCATGGCTTCGGAACCCTACAAAGATAAACAGTGGTTGTACGAGCATTATGTCAAAAAGAGGATGAATCTTAGTGACATTTGTAAAAGGCTGAAGGACGGCTACAACATTGAAGTCACTCCTCAGGCTGTGTACAACTGGGTTAAGAAGTACGATCTTTTGAAGTACCGAGGCAAGGGTAGAAACCTATCAAGTACTAGTATGCGCAGACCTAAGTCGCCTATGCAGCAGGCTGTCGAAAGAAAGCGTAGAGAAATGCGTAAAGCTAATAATATGAAAAAGAAAGGAATGGGGCGTTGAGAAGATCTGTAACTGGTAAGGACATTACAACTTTTGCAAAACTGGATATGATTTACAATCAGGTCCGTATGCTAGAGGCTCAACAAAACGAGACAGAGTACAAGTGTCTTGGTTCTGGCAAGTGTTGTACTATTGGGTTGACTATTCATATGGGTGAGTGTGCAAATATTGCTTTCCGTCTTCGTCAGGAGTATTACCTTTACTTGGAAGATAAGGGTCGTGAGTTTGCTGATGAGTGGATGGATGGGGTTATTGAGTCCCTCAAGGAAGCAATGTTTGATGAGACATGGCAGATTGGTGGTGAAACCGAAAAGAAGTGCGCTTTCTGGAAAGGCGGTTGCACTATTTACGGTTATAGACCAATGATTTGTCGAACTGTTGGAACGATTACAACGGTTGATGATTTCTGCCCTAGATTGAGAAATGCTAATGGTAGCATTGATTACTATACTGGTCCAGCGGTTAAGAAGATTGTTCAGTCCTTTCAGGATCTTCTTAAAGAATATGCGGCTGGCAAAAATGAGGGGTATGACATGGTTGTGTACATGCCTCTCGGTGTTCTTTCTTTCCTTTTGACTGTTGAGGAATTGCAAGAACTGGAGCGGGTGACGGATAAGAAGTTCTGGGCGGCTGTAGATGGTTGGGTTAATTACAGAGTTCAGTACACGAAAGAGCATGGATATAATTATGATGAACTTCATACCCAAGCTGTTTCTATTGGTAAAAAATTAGTTTTTGATAGAGAAATAATCTAAAGAAAAATTTACAAACTCCTGAAAACGGAGAAAATATCAGATAGGATTTCCATGCTGAACTTTTACACCTTCAAGGACAGAAGGGAGGGGGATGAAAATCAAACGTGTTGAGGAGTCTTTGGAAAAGATTTCTGAACTAGGTGAATACACCTTGTATAAGGTTAACAATGATGACGAACCGATTGTTTTGGAGAGCACTGTCAAAGAGTAAGGCTGACGGATACGGTTACGCATCATATAGGATTTCCTCTGGTCTTAGACACGCCGGTCTACCTGTGTCTGAGCCAGAGGATTTTCTTATTTCAGACAGAAGCAAAGAGTTTGACATTTTTGTTTCTATGCAGGATGGTTTAGTGCTTGAACCAAGAATGCCAGTCCAACAGGGTGATGTCCTTGTTAATAACTGCTTGCCCGTAGATTTTAAGCTTGCTGATTGTTACAATGTTGGTTTTTCTTATTGGGAAACCACAAAGATGCCGGGGTCTTGGATTCCTAGGTTGAATGAGTGTGATGAGATTTGGACTACTTCGAAGTGGGCTGGTGATGTCTTTAAAGAAAATACCGGACATGAGAATGTTCATTCTTTTAAGTTAGGAATTGAATCTGATTTGTTTTGGTCAAACTCTTGGATTCCTGATGAGCCTTTTACGTTTCTTCATGTTGGTAGTCCGTCAACTAGGAAGAACACCCAGATGGCTGTAGATGCTTTTATGAGGACGTATGGGCATCGGAAGGACTTTCGGTTGATTGTTAAGTCTATGGGGCCTCCTGATGCCCGCATACGGGATTCTGGAATGAATCACGGTGCGATCACTAATCATGACAGGATTCAGGTTATTGATTGGGAATTGTCTGAGCCTGATCTTGCTGACTTGTATAGGTCTGCTCATTGTCTTTTGTACCCTACTATGGGGGAGGGTTGGGGGATGATTCCTTTTGATGCTATTGCTTGTGGAACCCCTACTATTTGCACTAATGCTACTGCTTGTACCGAGTATGCAGAGTTGTCTGTGCCTTTGGATTTTGAGTGGTCTAATGAAGGAATGAGCGGTATCTACGAGACTGGTGGTAAATGGGCTAAACCTAGTATGGATGATCTTGTTGACAAGATGCATTACGTTGTTGATAATTATGAAGAAGTTAAGCAACATACATTGGAAGGTGCTATAATTATTCATAAGGATTATTCTTGGCATAATGTTGTCCAAGAATATAAGGATCGTATATGGAAAATATTGAGAGATCAGTCTCAGGCGGTATAGTCGAAAAAATAAAAGATATTGAAAAAGTTGGAATCCTTCATATCAAAGGTTATTCCAATCATGAGATTGCTTCCCTAATGTCTTTGGGTGTTGGTGAAGTCAAGTCTTACATTGACGAATACAAGAACGTCATTGCTAAGCAGGCGGACAATGATCCGTACTTCTTGGAAAGAATTCAGTTCAATACCATCAAGGCTTTGAATGAGTTCGATGAGTTGACAAAAGAGGCTTGGGAAACTGTGTCTATTGCAACTGATCATGGTATGGTTCAGCACAGAATTGCTGCTTTGAAACTTGCTTCTGATTTAGCGACAAAGAAGGCGCAGCTTCATAAGTTGATGACTACGGGATCTTCTGCTGACGGTGAATATATTCAGAGAATGCAGAAAGCTGAAAATGTTAATCAGATTCTTTCAAGAATCTTGAGAGATGTTATCTCTAAGCATCCTGAAATTGCCGATGAGGTTAGAAACGAGTTGTCTCTGGCTTTTGAACTTATGGGTCAAGAAGATGAGTTCCCTGACAGGACAGTCATGGATGCTCAGCCGATTGATGAGGAAACGCGCCCATAAAGGTGAATAAAGGCAAAACGGAGAAAGTATGAGTGATTTCTTTGGTGTAAACCTAAACTTTGAAGATTTTGATAAACTGCTGTCTCAAGAAGAACTTGAGATGGAACCGGTATCTATACAGACGTTCGTGCAAGACAAGAAGTATTTGGGTTTGCCTCCTCTGTCAGATATTCAGTTGGAAATTGTCCGTCACAGTACACAAATTTTTAAGAAACATACTCTTCAGAAAATGATAGGAATGGAAGAGGGTGAAGCGTATTACAATAAGTATACAGACAATGAAGTGATCTGTATGCTTGGAAAGGGTTCAGGAAAGGATCACTGCGCTAGGATTTCAATTGCTTATACTGCATACTTAATGCATTGCCTCAGAGATCCTTTAACTTATTTTGGTAAGGCTAATGGTGTTTACATCGACTTGCTGAATCTAGCTGTGAATGCTCAACAGGCTCAGCGTGTGTTTTTTGAGCCTTTAAAGAATTTGCTTTTGTCTTCGCCGTTCTTTAATGAAGTTGGTTTTGAACCTAGAGTTTCGGAAATCTTTTTCTTTTCTCGTCCAGTTCGATGCTTCTCTGGTCACTCTGAAAGTGAAGGTTGGGAGGGGTACGAAGTGATGACAGTTATTCTTGACGAAATTGCTGCGTTTAAAACCGATGCCGAACTTAAGGGAGAAACTAGGTCAAAAGGCTCTGCTTCTGCTATTTACAATATGAGCAAGTTGTCTGTGATGTCTCGTTTCCCAGAAGTAGGTAAGGTGATTCTGCTTTCATTCCCTAGATATAAGGGTGACTTTATTGAAACAAGATTTACTGATGCTAATGAAAAAACCGAGCCTAAGACTTGGACTATCAAAGCTGCTACTTGGGAAGTCAATCCAACAATTGAAAGAGAGCAGTTGGAATCTGAATATATTAGAAATCCTATTGAGGCAAAGATGCGTTTTGAGTGTGAACCACCAAACATGATTGATGCTTACTTTAGAGATCCTGATTTAGTAAGGAAAGCTTTTCATTATTCAGATGATCCTGTCAATGAGGATGACGGTACGTTTAAACCTTGGTTTAACAATAAGGATGGGAAAACCAGGTTCATTCATGTTGACCTTGCATTGAAACGAGACAGAGCGGCTCTGTGTATGGTCTCTAGTGGTGGGTTCAAAGAAATCCAAACCTCAATGGGTGTTGAGAATCTTCCTGTAGTGAATATGGATTTGATTTATTCTTGGGAGGCAAGTGTTGGTAATGAAATCAACTTTGCCGCTGTGCGTCAGATGATCGTTGATTTGTGTAGGAAGTTTCAGGTTGGTCTTGTCACATTTGACCGCTGGCAGTCTGTAGAAATGATTCAGTCTTTGAGAGCACAGGGTATTAATGCTGACTTTCACAGCGTGAAGAAGTCTGATTATGATACACTATTGACTGCGATATACGATACAAGAATTCGTGGATACTGGAACGAGCTTTTGGTTGAAGAAGAACTTTTGAAATTGAAGTTGTTTGGAAACAACAAGATCGATCACCCATCTACGGGTTCAAAAGACTTAGCGGATGCGCTTGCTGGCGCAGTTGCTGGTTGTATAAAAAATATTGGGATGGATCAAGAAATTGATATTGAATTGATGTATCCTAAAGCAGACTTCGATATCGAAGATGAAGATATGCCAGATTTTGGCAATACACAAGTTCTGTCCAGGGAAACTGGTCAGTTTGAAAATATGAATACAAAGAAAGAGGAATCATTATGGCTAGAGAATCTGTAAACATTGAGGAATTGACTAGGGTTGATGCGAATCAATTGATTCAGGAATTGACTCAGGAAAATTCTCAGTTGCGTCTTGAGATGATGGCACAGAAAGGTGTTATTAATAAACTCATCGCTGCTCTTGAAGAATCAGATCAAGAAATCGAAGAGTGATCTAACAAAGCGGGAGTCGGCTTCCTAACAGAGCGATCTAACAAACTTGTGTTAGTTTGCTCCGTTAGGTGGCCTAAACCTCCCGATGAGCCTGATTTTACATTTTGTAAAAAAGTCTCGTTCGTGACACATCGTGGTCAAAACGGAGATAGTGTTTATTTCGTGGTCGGGACACCGGCCAGATACATAAAGAGTTCACCAATAAGGTGACACAAAACTAGGAGCATTAAATGTTCAGCATTTCAAAGGTAGACCATTTCCCAGAGATTACTCGTCAGGGTAGAACTTCTGAAGAACTTCAAGCAATTATTAATGCGCTTGAAGATTCCGCTAGCAAGGGCGAGCGTTTCTGTATTGGTGGTATTGATTCAGGCAATGCCTACAATTCGATGCAACAGCGCATTAGAGCACAGGCTAAGAAATTGAATCTCAAAGTCACTATCCGCTACGACAAAGATCAGGCTAATCTTTACTTCAAGGCTTCTCGTATGGGAGCAGAGAAGGTTTCTACAGAATCAGTTGAGGAACTTGGTGTGACTGCAAATGAGGCTGGTGCAAAGCCTGCTTCAAAGCGTGCTACTAAGTGATATTCATTTAGTAATCAATAAAAACTAAATAAAGTTTTTCCCCCGACCTGCAAGGGTCGGGGTTTTTTTTTGCTATAATTTCTTGTGATGGAACGTACTGAACAAAAAGTTGAAATTACTCATGAGCAAATTGCTAATTGGTATCCGATGATTGCAACACCTTGCTATGACAAGCAAGTAAGCGAGCCTTACTTTTCTTCAATGATTAAACTGGTTAACGGATTTAATATGTTGAATATGAACTTTGCAATCAGCACGGTTTCTGATTCTTTGGTTACAAGAGCTAGAGACAACCTGGTCGCTAAGTTTATGTCGAACCCAGACTTTACTCACATAATGTTTATTGACGCAGACATCGGATTTGATTACGAAGATATTATTAGAATGCTATGGCATGATAAAGATGTTATTACTGGATCTTATCCGATTAAGAAGATCAACTGGAATAAAGTTGAAAAGATGGTAAAAGACGGTGTGCCTGTAGAACAACTTATGACTAAGAGTTTAAGATACGTTGTGAATCCAATTCAAGGTACTAAGGGTGAAGTAGAAGTAGATAATGGTGCTCTAAAAATTCATGATGCGGGTACTGGCTTTATGTTGATTAAGCGTGAAGTCATTGAAAAGATGATTGAGGCTTACCCCCAGATGAAGTTTAGAGATGATACCGGTTCTTTGAATGAAGAGGAAAAGAAGTGGACCTATCACTTCTTTGCAGATTATATTGACGATGATGGTAGACTTTTGTCTGAGGACTACGGTTTTTGTAGATACTGGCAGAAACTCGGTGGAGATATTTGGGTTGATGCTTCTGTTGATATGCTTCACTTAGGTAGAATGGAATTTGAAGGCAAGATGATTGACTTTTTAGAGACAATTATTGTTCCTTAAAATTGATTACGAATTTCGTATTTTTCTGAGAACGCTTTACCGTTCAAAAATATATATTAAAATTTTTATGAAATTTAGAGTTAGTTTCGTACCTGTTCTAACCTAACGCACCCGCTGGGCCGCTCGCCGCATCTAACCTAACATCGGTGCCGCGACTAACCTAACTTGCCGCCCTGCGCTTTTAGCCGAACTAACGCTAGCTCATTTCCGCAACTAACAAACCTGGCAATGGCCGAACTAACAGACCAGGCTTTCGACCACCCTTTCTTACGTCGCTAACATTAAACTTATCCAAAGGTGCACGAAGCTAAATCCAAACTGATAGTGTAAACACCATGACCCGGCTATTCTCAAAAATAGTTCACCTAACGCAACTAGAGTTAGGTGCAACTATTCTTCGTGCTTTAGCTGTGTCTATTCTTGTAAGTTTATTATTATCTTTACCAGGGAGTTCGTAGTATGCGTACACTATTAGAACGTGCTCAGGATTACTTAGGTTCTGAGCTTATTGTTGGTAACAACAACTATGGCATTGTTGTAGATATCCATACAGTTTGCGATGGTAGCTCAGTTCAGAATGTTGTTTTGATTTGCGACTCAGGTCGTAATGTAGACTTTGCTTCTGTATTGCGTTTTCTTTCGACTCAAGGTAAGACTAGGCATTACCCTGACGGTACAGATTACGTTGAGCGTAATCGTCAGAAAAAGCCTTATCGTTACAATGTTGTTTGTGCTGCTTCTATTCCTAGCAATGCTCGTATTGGTCAACATACTATTTCGATTACAAGTCGGGAGGACTGATTATGTCAGAGAGTAAGATATCTTTTACGTTTGAACTTGTTCCTGAAGATGAGGTTATTACTACATCTCGTAAGAAAGCTTTGCCGAAATGGACTCCGTTATTGAGTTGGGATAGTACATACGATATTTCTGGGATATTAGAATGCCGTGGTTACACAGATTTGACTAAAGATGATGTTGAGTTTGTGAGAAAGCATAAGGCTGATGATATTGCTAATCAGCATCGTGTAGTTGACAAAGAAATTGAATTGTTAGGTATTCGTTCTAAGAATGTATTAGCAGTTCGTAATCAGAAAGAAGTGAGGATTAAGTTGTGAAAATGTACGTTGAAAATCAAAGCAAACTTACTGAAAAAGATATGCTTGATGAAGCTTGGAAAATTGTTGATGCAACAGGAAATCATATTACTGTTTGTTACACTGGTATTTGCTTTCATTGTGAAAGTCATGGATGCGTTATTGTAGACAAAAATGGTTACAATAATTGGGTGAATGGGAAACTTGTTCATGAAGCATTTCCTGAAATGCCTAGTGAAAGGCGTGAGCAGTTGATGAATGGTATTCATCCAGAATGTTGGAATGAATTGTTTGGAGGATATGATTGTGAGTATGATTAATCGCAAAAAGAATCTTGACATGTTGGTAAAGCGTTTTGGTTGGTCTGAACGATTTGCTTC